TGGCCGGCCGCGTTGCCCACGATGATGGATTGCCAGGGAGTTCCGGATCCGACCGCTGGCGTGTTCATGCGCCCGTTCACGTCGAAGCTGACGGCGGCGACGTAGAACGTGGTCGGCGTAATGCCCACCGGAAGCTCGAACGTCAGAGGCGACTTCGAGCCCTCCACCCGTCCGATGTAGACCGCAAAATCGGTCGTGGTGCGGATGCTCACTCCTCCCCACCGGGGATCATTGGGCGGGGTGAAGGTGCAGGTGACCACCGCCCGGGCGGTCCCGTCCGCCGTCGTCGGGTAGGAGACCGAGGCGCTGAAGTTCGAGACGTGGGAACACCACTCCGCAGGCGCTGCGTCTGAGGTTGGAGCCGGAATCTGGATGGTCTGCGCCGGAGTAACCCCGATCACATAGGTGTTCACCCGGTTGTTGGTGTCTACACTGCGGGCGTAGAAGGTGGCGTTGGCCGCAGATGACGGGAAGTTGCTTGTCTCCCACTGGAATGATGTCCCCCGCTCGAAGCTGGCAAGCTGGTAGGTTCGTCCGTCCGTCCAGTAGACGTAGAGCGCCACCCCACCGAAGCGCGGATCGGACGGGTTGGACCACGACAGATTGACACGCAGCACCCGCTGGCCCTGTCCGTTGACCGCATAGGCCGGGCTCGCGACGGCGGCAGTGAACCCCGTCACCAGATCGGCGTACTCCCGCCCGGCGTCGCCGGTCAGCCGCTGGATCGTCAGCGCCACTGATGGAGTGGAGCCAGGCACGATGGCACCCACCGTGCCATCACCGTAGACCGGGACAGCGTAGAGCGTGATGTTCTTTGCGGCCTGGGGTACGGGCCAGGACTGGGAAGCGAACGAGGAGGCACCCTCGGGCGCGTCGGCCACGGTTATGTCCGCCGCCTCCCATCCGCGCATGAGGATGCGCACGCCCTTGTAGCGCGGCGTCGTGGGATTCGTCCAAGAGCCCCTCAGCCGGAACTGCTGGTCGCCGCTCTCGGTGATCTCGTAGACGGCCTCGGCAGCGAAGTTCGAGACGTAATCCGCCCGCGGCAGGGTCGTCAACTCCACCGTCGGCCCGAACGGATTGCCTTCGGCGTCCCGATTGAGTGCTCCGAAGCGGCTGATGCTGGCGCAAATGAGCGTCCAGGTCTGCGGCGGCTGCGGGATGCTCTCGGGCTCGATGGCGATGGTATCGTAGAGGTACGGGACCTGCTGGCCTCCACCCTCCACCCGGCGCGGCAGCGTGAACTGGGTCTGGGGGATTGGATCGGTGGCCGGCGTGTAGTCGTAGCCTCCTCCCGTGCGAGGCGACCGGATCCACACCTGCACCCCGGACCAGTTGGTGCGGTCTTCGGGCGCAAGACATGCCCAGTCGATCAGCATCCGCTGGCGGCGGTCGTCCCAGTACATCTCCGGTGCAAACTGCCCATTTGGCTGCAATCGACCGGCGCGGAAGAGCTGGACATGCGGAGCCTGGTTGTAGCCCGGCTCAATCGGGACCTCACTCGGCGGCACATCCGCCGGTTTCGGACCGATCGCCAGGTCATACATGGAGTCCGTGGTCGTGCGGCCCTCGATGTCTATGGAGAAATCCTTGTTCAGCCGCCAGCCGGTGACCCGGAACTCGCCCGAGCCGCCAGGCATGTCAGGATGGGTGAGCGAGCACACCATGCCCGGCTCAGTGTTCAAGGCGAGGACCGTGGTCTTGAATGCGACCTGCCGCGCGGCCTTCCACTCCGCCGGTGTGATCCCGCCCAACTCCTCGCGCAGCCGGGTGGTGAGAATTCGGGCTGCCTGAGACTTGGATGCGGTCCCCGATAGGTTGAGGTTCGCTTTGAGGTACAGTGGCCCGGCCCCGCCGCCCAACAGCGCCGCATGATCGGCGTCGTAAAGCGAGATGGAGTTGCCCGTGAAGTCAAACTCCTCATCGGCGAAGTTGGCCGTCAGGTGGTTGAAGCCGGGCTTGAGCGGCGCAAGCTGGAGGCTGCGGAACAGAATGTTCCCCTCAGTAAAGGCCTCCACGGTCGAGGAGTTCACCCGGATGCCCAGCTTCAGCTTGCCGTTGGCGAAGGTGTAGTAGCCCAGGCAATTGGCGAGGACTTCCTGGAGCCAGTCGCGCAGCGGCTTCTCTTCTTGAAGCACGCCCCGGAACTTGAACTGAGTCTCCTGGTTGATCTCCTGCCACTCGTAGTGACCTTCCGGCTCATGCCATTGGCCCTGCTCGTCGTAGTAGCCCGGAGCATCCTCGACCCAGACCTTGATCTTGCGCGGGAAAAGTGGAGTCACTGTCTGATCGCAGATCGCGGCGGCCTCGACCGCCGCCTCGACGTCGAAGTACTGCTCGCAGACCGACGCGCTGGCAAACCGCAATCCACGCGCCCGGAGCAGCATGTTGACCGCGATCCAAATTGGATTCGTGAGCCCGTTTCGCCACACCCGTTGCCCTGGCGCACTCCACACCCAACCGCCGAGGCCCTGGTTGATGACGGCCTGCATAGAGTGCTCTTCGAGCTTCGACAGCTGGAAGCCCTTCTCATCCATGCGCCGAATCATCAAGAAGGCCGTGCCGGCCGCCCTCTCTGGTGCGTTGTCCGTGTCGAAGCCGAACGGCTGCGGGTTCGGATCAGGCCCGGTGTTGAGGTACAGCCCCAAGTCGCCCGGCCCGTGGTGAAGTTGGTTGTCGAGCGTGTGGCCTGTTCCGAAGGCGCCGATCGGCCCCTCGCCCACGATCCCCACGGCTGCATAGAAGTCCGACTCTTCCCGGCCCATTGCGATCTTGCAGTTGACCGGCATGGCCGAATCGGTGTAGATCTCCGGCACCACCTGGTCATAGATGGACTCGGACACCAGCGACGTGCTGGTAATGGTGGACCGCCGGAAGCCCCATGTTCCCGTGGAGTTGTCCTTGATGCGGACGCTCTGCGGCTTGGCGAGGATGCCTCCGAAGTAGTTGTCCATGCCATGAGCCCGGCATCCGTTCGGCGTGTCGAAGCCCTTGTCGCATGACGTGTGTGGTCCGTTGTATGGGCAGCTAACGCCGTCCTTAAACTGCTTCCAGCAAGTGCGGGAGATCTTCCGGGTAGGGTACGGCAGGTTGAGTTCATAGAGACCGTCTGCGGCAATGAGATGAAACTCCGGCCCCTGGTCGCAGGACCAGTTGACCACATGTCCCTGCCACAGATCAAGCTTGATCCCAGTGCCGACGTGGTAGAGCGAGAACTGAACCGCCGCCCGGTATAGATCCACGTCGTTGGCCAGATCGCGCATGACCCGGTCGGCGTTGCCGAAGGTGAACTGCGCCTCATCGGACTCCCCGCCGAGAGACTGGGAGATCCCCTCAAACTCGACGAGCCGCGCCTGGTAAAGTTGACCGCCGATGGTGCAGCGCCGGTCGGAAAGGTAGATCGCCGGGTAGCTTGGCTGGAGCGGTTGAATCTTTACGAGTGGGATAATCTCCTGCACCTGGGACAGCAGCGCAGTCTGGAGCGCGGCCGGCGGGAAGCGGTTGACAGTATGACTGAGCGGATAGGAAGGGTTCCCGGCGGGGATTTCGACCAGCGTCACGCCCAGCGAGCAGGCCCAATCCGCGACCATCTCCCAGGAGAGCGGCTCATTGGCAAAGCGGACGACCACCGGATCCGTGCCACTCCCGTCCTCGCGGGGCGAGTTGAAGGTGAATGCGCCGTAAGGGCCGTATTTGCTCTCCCAGAAATTCCGCAGCGCAATCCGCTCCGACTCGCGGACGAGGCGCTTGCGGATGGTCCACCGCCTCGCGCCTGTGCCGAGCAGGAAGCGCTGCTCGATTTTCGCATTGCCGCTGCCGAACTGGTGCACCGCAACCTCATAGTCGCGGCGCATTTCGACAGGGTAGTCAGGCGTGAGCGGGAATGTCCCGCTCGGCGTGATCTCGGGAACTGCGATGTTTCCGATGTAATCAGGCATCAGGCAAGCTCCACCAATGCAAGCGATGCATCAATCCTGCCCAGTTGCAAAGCCTGCCCCCATGGCCCATCAAATCGGACGGTGTAGCGGCCGATGATCGCCTGCCCCGTCGGGTCGTGGGAGAATTTCGGGCTGGTCTCGTACGGGTCGTAGAAGAAGAACGGCTCGGCAGGGCCTTTGCGCGCCTCGTAGAAGCCGCGCAGCGCAGCGAGCTGCGCGGCCGTCAGGCGCTTCGCCAGCCGCCAGCGCTTGCGGCTGTTGGCCGCCTGAACCGAACGCTGCGATTCGCCGTTGCGATACTCGTTGTCCAAGACCGGGTACTCGCGCTCGTGGGTGAAAGCGTGCGAGAGGCTGGCCGGGAGTACGGTGAGGGGCGCTGCGTTCTGTACCGAGCCGGGCATCAGGATGTCACCAGATCGAGCAGCGGTTGGTCCGGACGCACGCCGAGCCTGCCAGCCACAAACCTTGCATAGTTGGCCGGGTGGTTCCCGTCCGATGAGGGCGCATACGCCCGAAACATCTCCTCACAGGTCGGCGGCTTGCCTTGCGTGTAGCGGCCGTCCAGATACTGGCCAATGAGCACGCGCAGCACCCGCCAGCCCTCCTCCAGCGCACGGCGGCTGAGATCCTCGCGGCTCACGCCGGGGAAGCGCTCCGAAGCCCATGCGACGAAGTCCACATAGCCCCTCGATGTCGGGTACGGCAGCCCGCGGCTGTCCCGCCATTGCCGGATATTGCCAGGATTGGCGTTGATCTGGGCCAGCGTCGGATAGCGGATCTTGCGCGCCCGGGCTTGCGCTTCGCCCACAAAGAACCCTTCCATCTCGGCGATTGCCCGCGCAATGCGATCCACCAGTTCGAGCCGCGTCATGGCCGTAGAGCTCCGTAGGCGAGCTCGATGGCCCGCCTGATGCGCCGCTCCGGCAGGTTCGGCCATCTGGCCTTGGCTGCGGACAATACAATCTCGCCGATGATGCGTCCCCTGTCGGCGGCCGAAGTGGCCGGGTCAAACAGCACCGGCCCGCCCAGCTCGTCCATCGCGCGCAGGATCTCGTCGTCTGATCTGGTCGGCGTCAGCTCCGCGGCCCGCCGCACGAGCTCATAGACGTCGGGCAGGTATGGCGCGACCTCACGCACGCCAATTGAGACCGCCGCTCCGAGCGAGCCTAACCACCGTTTGATTCGGTCAATGAGTGCCTGAAACATGATCTCCTCGCTTTGTTTCCGTCGTTTGACGCCGTCCCTCCTCTGCCGCCACCATCGACCGCGCTATCACACCGAGGGCGAACGGCAGGATGTCCTCGGCCTTCGGCACGCCGACCTTCCACAGCAACGAGCCGAGCAGCAATAACACAAGGCCGATGATGATATGCCCGGCCTGCCGTTCCAGAGCCTCAACCCAAGTCATGCCTCTCATCGCACCTCCTCAGCCATTGTTCCCACTCGACGCGCTGAACATATCTCTTGTCGAGCATCTCCAGCAGATGCACTTCCAGGCGCGATACAGCCGCGTCGATGGATTGCCTGATGAAGAGCCCGAGCAGTGAGCCTACGATCACGATCACCGCGCAGATGGCGGTAATGGACTCCCATGTCATGCATCGACCTCCTATGCGGTAATCAAGCCCGGGCTTAGTGCCAACGCGGCCGTCTCGCGGCGGCCGGCGTTGGCTTTCATCGCTGTCATCGCCGCCGATTGCACCGCCCGCGGGTTGCTCACCACCACGCGCACAGTCTCCTGCTCGAAGAACTCCTTGGCCCCCGGCACGGTGATGTTGATGACTGTCGTTCCGCTGGCCGGAATCCCTGCGCCGATTCGGTCGAGTGCCATACTGCCGGAGCTCTGCGAGAACAGTGCGCCGCCGGATTGAACCATCGACACCGGGCGCATGGTGGCCGGCAGTCCCGCCGTGCTCTGGCCGGTGCTCATGGCATAGAGCTGGACCAGTTCCCGAACCGGCTGGCTGCGGATGGCCATGTCTAGGTTGCCGCCGAATCCCTGTTTGGCCATCTCAACGATCTGGCGCAGGACGTTCTTCTCGCGGATCTCGACGCCGTAGGTGGCCTTGATCTTCTCCCGCACCTTCTGCTCCGCGCTCTGGCGGAACATGCCGAGGATTCCGGCGAACGCACCGATACCCGCCGCCGCAATCCATCCCGCAGGTCCGGCAGCTATCAAGGCAGGGAACATGGACGCCAGCGCCCCGAACCCAACCAGGCCGCTGATCGCGCCCAGCGCCGGCGCCAGACCGCGCCCCACTCCACCGCCTTGCCCGAGCCGGAATGCACCCATCAGTCCCAATCCCGCGCCAAGCAGTCCAAGTTGCGGCGCCATCGCCGCCAGCCCTGCCCGAGTTATGCCTAGTCCGACGCCCAGTCCCGCGAGCCCGCCGAGGCCTCCGGTTGGAATAGTCGCCGCCGTTCCGGGCTCCCCACCGACGGCTCCGAAGACCGGGGCCGCCGCGAGTAAGCCGCCAGCCCCACCAGCAAACGACACTCGCTGCCCAGAGAACAAATAGGTCAACATCGCTGCGATGCGCGAGGTCACGACCTCCTTGATCGCGGTCAGCAGCGCCGTCTTGAGCGAGTCCGCAAGCGCCGACCAGATCGACCGGCCCTTCGTCAGCAAGGCGTCGAACACTCCCTCGGCCTGCCGCTTGAAGGAGTCGAAGATGCGCTGATTGTGATCGCGCACCAATTGCGCCTGGCGGATCGCCGCCGTCTCGCGCGCAGCTACGATTGCATCTTGAGTCTCCGCATCAAGCTGCCGCCCGCGCTCGGCGTACTGTTGGAGAATGGCGTCCCGGCGCGCGGCGATTTGCTCCTCCGCCATGCCCCGCGCCCGGGCGATCGTCTCCATCGTCGAGATCTCCAACTCGGACTCGCGGCGCAATTCGTCCGCACGGAGTGCAAAGCGCTTCAGAAGGTACTCCTCCTCGATCTGGAGCCGCTGCTGCTGTAGGGCGATCTGCTGCTCGACGGTCCGCGCACCGACGAGATCGAGCTGCCGGAGCTGCGCGTCGCGGATTTGCTCTGCTGCCCTCTCCTCGTAGCGGAGGCGCTCGCGCGCGGTATCCTGCGCGATTTCCAGAGTCTCGGACGACCACTCAATCTCCTGCCGCAGGCGCTCGGCCTGAGCGCGGCGGTCGAGCTCCGCGCGCCGGTCCATCTCGGCGATGGCAGCCTCGGCGGCCTTGCGCAGCTCATCGCGAGCCTCGGAGCGGATGCGAATCTCCATCGCCTCGGCCAGATCTCGCTGCGCCTTGGCCGTCAAGCCCAGCTCGCGGCGGTAGCGCTCATACTCGGCGCTGATTTTCGCGACGCCAGTCAGCTCACTCTCGCGGGCCTGGCGGAGGATTTCTGCTGCCCGTTTCTCGGCCTCTGCGGCCTTCTCGCGTTGGCGGATGAGCTCCTCGACGTCGATGTCCTGCACGACACGGCGCGGGCTCTCCATGCCCTCGGGAGCGCCGATTGCGGCGCGGATGGCGGCCTCGTCGTAGCCCTGCTTCCGCAATTGATCGAGCGTAGCGCCCTCAGCAATCTGCTTCAGCAGAGCCGCCTTCTCAGCCGCCGCCGCAGCAGATGCGGCGTATTCGTCGAGCCGCTGCTTGGCGCGATATACGACCACGCCGAGTGTGGCCACTCCGGCAGCAGCCAGACCCCACGGATTGGCGAGCAGCGCCGCATTGAGCCCGCCGGCCGCAATCGCCGCGCTGCGCATCGCCGCCGCCAGATCGAGTACGTGCTTGACAACGGCGTAACTGGCGATCCAGACGCCGATGTTCTTCGCCCACTCTGCGGCATCTCGCAAATACTGCACAAGCCGTTCCATGCCGCCCTCGCGCACCCACTTGATGATGGCATCTGTGATGCGGATGGCAGCCGGAACGGCGCGCTGCGCGATTTCGAATGCGAGCCCTTCGATGGCGCCCTTCAGGCGGGTCATGTTATCGCGCAGATGCTCAGCGCGTTTGGCTGTGTCCTCGTCGATGACGCGGCCCAGATCGCGCGCCTCGCGCGCCATCGCCTCCAGCCCGGCGCGGCCGCCATTGAGCA